CTTCCTGATTCCTCCTGTTGCTCGTAACACCATGATGGGTCTTGCTCGTTTCACTGAGCAGGCTTTCGTTGGTGAGCAAGGCGGTAACAACACCATCCGTAACGGTCAGATCGGTGATGTATACGGCGTTAAAGTGTTTGTTGACACAAACGCTGACACGGCTTATGCCTCTTCTGGTACTGCTCCACGTGCTTGCTTGATGTTCCATAAAGATGCAATGGTTCATGCAGAGCAGATGGCTGTTCGCTCACAGGCTCAGTACAAGCAAGAGTATCTCTCAACGCTGTACACTGCTGACACCCTTTACGGTGTTGCAGAGCTACGTAATGAATCTGGCATTGCCCTGATCATTCCTAGCTAATAATAAGGAGGGGCTTAACCGCCCCTTCAACTCTGGAGGTCACAATGGTTTATTTTAGATGTAAGTGGTCAAACAACCTTATAGGTGTTGACTTTGAATATGATGTAGAACAGATGCGTAAACATCCTGACTATGATGAAGTAAAAGAAGAAGTAAAACAAGAATCTGACAAATCCACTAAGGTAAAGAAATCTAAAGAGGATTAACAATGTCTAACTATACGAAGACAACAAACTTTACTGCAAAAGATTCTCTACCATCAGGTAACCCTAATAAACTTGTTAAAGGTTCTGACTTTGATTTAGAATTTAATAACATTGCTACAGCTATTGCTTCTAAAGAGGATACTGCTGATTTAGGTCCATTAGCCTTCCAAGCAATTGGTGCTGTATCCATCACTGGTGGTTCTATCACAGGTATTGATCCTTTATCAGATAGTGATGGTAATGTTCGCTCTATTCCACAGTCTGGTTCAGCAAAGACTTCTTCGTATACGTTAGCTACTACAGATAATGGTAACTTTATTGAAGTTGGTAGTGGTGGTTCAATCATTGTTCCTGATGCAACATTCTCTGCTGGACAGAATGTTGTGATATTCAACAATACCACAGGCTCTATTACACTGACACTAAACATCACTACAGCTTATGTATCTGGTGTTAATACGGACAGAAACTCCTTATCATTAGCTACACGAGGACTTGCAACCATATTCTTTATCTCTGGTACTGTTTGTGTGGTAACTGGTAGTGTGATATGAGTGCTGCTGCTTTACTCACCTCAGCGATTGAAAACTACCCTAAGCAGGTTCAATACACCACTGCTGGTACTTATACCTTCGTACCTCCACCAGGAGTTACCTCTGTATGTGTTGTCTGTGTTGGTGGAGGAGGTGGTGGTGGACGGTCATTAGCAGGTGGTGGGGGGGGTTTAGGGTACAAGAATAACATCACTGTTGTTCCTGGTACTTCATACACAGTTGTTGTCGGTGCTGGTGGCGCTGGAAGTAATGGTCTTGGTGCTGATGGTGGCGATAGTTACTTTATAAACACATCAACTGTTAAAGGTGGTAAAGGAACTGGTGGTGGTGTAACTATTAGCCCAGATGTTACTCAAAACGGAACTGGTGGTTCCTACACAGGTGACGGTGGTGGTAGTGGTGGTAGTTCAAACAATAGCGGCTGGAATGAACCAGTAGGTGCTGGCGGTGCTGGTGGTTATAGCGGTAATGGTGGTAATGGTGGTTGGATACATAACGAAGGCGGTACTGTTTATCAACAAGCTGCCACAGCAGGAGCAGGAGGTGCTGGCGGTGGTGGTGATGGTTTTAGTACTAAAAGTGGTGGTGGAGGTGGCGTAGGTATCTACGGACAAGGATCAAACGGTACTGCTGCTGGACAACAAACAGGCGATGGAGGTGGTGGAGGATCTAGTGGTACGTCAGGCGGTGCTGGAGGGTTACCATCAACTTTTAATGGATCAGGAGGTGCTGGAGGTTCTTTTGGAGGCGGTGGTGGTGCTGCATATACTACTTTTGATACAGGTGGTGCAGGTAGTGGTGGTGCAGTAAGAATTATATGGGGAGCAGGGCGTTCATTTCCGTCAACTAATACCGGAGATCAGTGATGGCTCTCCAACAAGCCGATGAACATATTAAACAAGTAGGAGATGCGCTTTCCATCATCACAGTGGTGGGTACGTTAGCAGAGTTGTTACCGGCAATGGCTGCAATACTAACTATTGTATGGACAGCTATACGTATATGGGAAACAGACACTATTCAGTATATCTTCAAGAGGAAGAAAACTAATGAAACAGAACCCAAAGAAGATTAAGAAGGTTATGGAAGAGTACAAAGAAGATACGTTACACAGTGGTAAAGGTGGTCCTGTTGTTAAGTCTCGTAAGCAAGCAGTGGCGATTGCTCTATCTGAAGCAGGTATGTCAAAGCCTATGAAGAAAAAGAAATGAAAGACCCTCGCTTAGAAAGAGCAGGAGTGTCTGGTTATAATCGCCCTAAAAAAACACCAGACCATCCTACTAAGAGCCACATTGTTGTTGCAAAGGACGGTGATCAAGTTAAGACGATTCGCTTCGGACAACAAGGTGTTAAAGGTTCTCCTGAAGGTTCTGAGAGGAATAAAGCCTTTAAAGCAAGACACGCATCAAACATTGCTAAAGGTAAAATGTCAGCGGCCTACTGGGCCAATAAGGTGAAATGGTGATGGCTACCTTTCTTGATTGTGTTAATGGTGTTCTTAGAAGGCTAAGAGAAGACGAAGTCTCTTCAGTCTCTGAGAATGATTATTCTTCCTTAATAGGAGAAATGGTTAACGAGGCTAAGAAAGAAGTTGAAGATGCTTGGAATTGGTCTGTGTTGTATCAAACCATTACTGTTAATACAGTAGCTTCTACAACTAACTATGCTCTAACAGGTTCTAATCTACGCACTAAAGTAGAAGAAGCTTATATACCAGCAGCACATTGGTATTTAAAGCAACTATCTGGTGCTGAGATGAATATGTACTTAAACGTGCTGACAGCTCCTGTAGGAAGACCTAGTAACTTTGCTTTTGGACCTTCTACCTCTTCTGGTGTTTTAACTGTTGATGTTTTTCCTGTACCAGATACAGCATACGCATTAAAGTTTAACTGTTTTGTACCACAAGCAGACTTAAGCAATGATAGTGATGTTATCTTAGTACCGTCTGATGTTGTTATCCAAGGTGCTTACCTACGTGCTATTAACGAACGTGGTGAAGATGGTGGACGATTGTCTGATCAGCAAGCAGATCTTTACAGGAAAACATTAGCTAACTATATATCTATAGAAGCTGGTAGAGAATCTGATCAAGTGCTCTGGGAAGCAGTATAATGTCCGATCAACTCAAACCACTAACGATTGTAGCTCCTGGGTTCTATGGTCTTAATACACAGGATTCTTCAGTAACATTACCTAAAGAATTTGCTCTTAGGGCTGACAATGCTGTTATTGATCAGTTTGGACGTATTGCTGCTAGGCGTGGTTGGGATAATGTCAACACCTCTGCAGGCTTTAATAGTACAGAGCCTGTTGTTATTCATCAAGTTGTTAAAGAAGACGGTAGTACAGAGATTCTATCTATTGGTGATAATAAGATTTACTCAGGTACAACATCGTTAACACTAAAGTATACTGGGTCTACTTGGACAGCACAGAATTGGAAAGTAGTAACCTTTAATGGTTTAACGTACTTCTTTCAACGTGCTCATGCTCCTATTGTTTATGATCATACAACAGGTGCTTATTCATTAGTAACAGCCTATACAGGATACACAGGTACTGTACCACAGGCTAATGAAGTATTAGCTGCTTATGGTCGTCTATGGGTTGCTGACACAACAACGAATAAGACATTAGTTAGTTGGTCAGATACGTTGATTGGTTACAAATGGTCAGCAGGTGCTTCAGGATCTGTAGACATTGAATCAGTATTTACTAATGGTACTGATAGTGTTGTTGCTCTGGCAGCTTTTAACGGTAGATTAATTATCTTCTGTAAAAGATCTATTGTTATATACAGCGGTGCTTCTAGTAATCCAACAAGTAATTTAGCTTTAGAAGAGGTGATTGATGGGGTTGGGTGTGTTAGTCGTGATTCTATCCAAGATATCGGAACAGATATATTATTCTTATCCGACACAGGTGTTAGAAGCCTTGGACGAGTCATACAAGAGAAATCAGCACCTATATTTGATGTATCTAGGAATGTTCGAGATGATCTCATCTCAGATGTCATCGCCAACGGTGAAACAGACAACATAAGATCAGCCTATTATGAAAAAGATGGTTTCTATCTTCTAAGTCTACCAACAAGAGGTTTGTCCTATTGTTTTGATACAAAGCAAAGACTTCAAGACTCTTCTTGTAAAACAACATTATGGACATTAGCTCCTAAGTCTCTCTGCAGTACGAATGATAAGAAGTTATATCTAGGTCGTACTGGCTACATTGCAGAGTACACTGGTACAAGCGATAACGGTGAGACGTTTAGGTTCGCTTACTACACAGCACATATTGATGGTGGTTCTCCAGCTATCTTAAAGATTCTAAAGAAGCTAGTCTTACTTATTATTGGTGGTCAGGGTACTCGTATAACCTTTAGATGGGGTACGGATTATGGTACTAACTATTCAACAAGTCAAACAACACTAGCTAGTTTTACAAGGTCTGAGTACAACATTGCTCAGTACAGTATTAACGAGTATAACTCTGGTCTTCTTATCAATTCAGTTAAAAAACCTATCAGCGGTAATGGTAGAGTATTTCAGATAGGTATTGAAGCAGACATAGGATCAGATATTTTTTCTATTCAACAATTGGACGCTTTTGTTAAGACAGGTAGGGTCATATAATGCCTATTCAGCAAAATACTGGGTATAGAGAAACGGAAGGCGACATCGAAAGGTCTATCTTTGATCAAGCCGCTACAGATATATCCACACTGTATAATACAATCATTGCTAGTCCGTCTTCTTCAGGTACTTTACAGACGTTAGCTAATAGTGTTACTGATAACACAGCAACACTAACAGATGTGGCTAAGTCATTGCAGCAGAACAATGATTATATTGTTACTGCACTGAAGACAGGGCAACCTGTTACTATTCCATCAGTAACTGATTTTATTAAACAGAATCAGAATGATCCACAAGCAGTTCAGTTAGCAGCTAAGCAATACGGTTTAGATCTACCAGCTATTAGTAATGCTTTAGGGATGTCTCAAACACAGGCTCAGGACTATTTCAGAGCTGCTGGTGTTCCTTTAGGGACAATGCTTACAGGCACAGTACAACGTACCTTTGGTACTGAGGGCGGGATACGTCAGCTTGATAAAGGCGAAGACGTAGGTACAGAACAAGTTGTAGGTACTCAAGGTGATAAATTAGTTGTACAACAATACGATGCGTATGGTGTACCTACAAATACTAGGTTGTCTGATCCTAACACACCAGAAGGTCAAGGTTGGTTACAGGCTCTAGGTATTACAGGAGCTGCTATAGGCTTAGGTGGTTTGTTTGATGCCGCTGCAGGTGCTGGTGCAGGCTCTACAGCAGTGGCAGGTGTTGAAGGTGCTATATCACAAGCAGCAACAACAGCACAGAATACAGTATTAGCTAACGGTGGTTCAATGGCTGCAGCTAATATAGCCGCTGATGCTGCTGCTAATGCAGTTGTTAGCGGGGCTACAGTGCAACAAGCAGTTGCTGCTGGTGTTGATGCTGCTGTAAGCACAGGATCAAGCACTGCTGCTACAGAAGCCGCTTCAGGAACCACACAAACTGGTGGTGGTTTATTCTCAGGTCAGTCAGGCACTGCTGTAGCTGGTGTAGAGGGAGCTGCTTCCCAGGCTGCTACAACAGCTCAAAACACAGTCTTAGCTAATGGCGGTAGTGCTGCCGCAGCCAACGCAGCTGCTGATGCAGCCGCTACTGCAGTCGCTAACGGTGCTACAGTACAGCAGGCTGTTACCACAGGAATTGCTACTGGGACAGGAACCAGTAGTACAGGACTTCTTTCAGGAGCCTCTACAGGTTCTTCTGGATTAGCTGTTGGTGGTGTTGAAGGCGCAGCTTCACAGGCTGCTACAACAGCACAGAATTCAGTGCTTGCTAACGGAGGAACTGCTGCAGCGGCTAATGCAGCTGCTGATGCTGCAGCCAACGCAGTTGCTAACGGTGCTACGGTAACTCAAGCTGTTAATCTAGCATCTCAGTTAGGAACTGGTCTTGGTTCGGTTGGTACTGGGCTAGGTACTGGTTTAGGTTCTGTAGCCTCTAGTATTGGCACAGGCTTAGGAAGTATTGGCACAGGTATTGCTGAAGGTATTGGATCTATTGGTAGTTCACTAGGAACTGGACTAGGGTCTTTAGCAACAGGTCTAGGTACTGGTCTTGCTCAAGGACTAGGTAGTGGTTTAGGTCAGATTGCTTCTTCTTTATTGACAGGTATTCAATCTAACAATGCTTCCAATACATTAGGAAGTTTAATCAATGCTGGTGTTAACTATCAACAAGCTAAAGAAGCTGCTGATGCTTTGTTAGCTTCTGGACAACTAAGTCAACAACAGTACAATAACTTAGCGAACACACTACAAACTGGTTATCAAGGTATTCAAGGACAATACAACCAGTTAGGGCAGAATGTCCGTGATACGTACACGCAGTTAGGTGATACATACGCTACACAGATGGATCTACTTGGTGGTAGATATGCTGGGCTAGGTCAACAACTTGGTAGTGGTTTGATGGGTCTAGGTGGTAACTTACAAGGTCAGTATAATCAGCTAGGCGGTCAGTTTAGTAATATGGCTGGTGATGTAAGAACAACCTATAATCAGTTTGCTGATGAAGCAGCAAGGAATGTTGGTAAGTTTACACCTTATGGTGTTACAAGCAACTTAGTAGGTGACGCAGGAACTGGTGTCCAGAATGCTGCATTACAGGCTTCGAGGCAATCTTTTGAACAGGCTGGTTTAACTAATGTTGATCAGTTATCTCAAGACTATTACAAGAAGCTATCTGCTTTGTCAGCACCAGAAATAGAACGTCAGCGTCTAGCAACAGAGGAACGCTTACGTGCTCAAGGTAGATTGGGTGTAAGTGGGTCTGCTTATGGTGGTTCTTCACCTGAATTGTTAGCACAAGAACAAGCGATAGCACAGCAACAACTACAACGTGAGCTACAGTCTAGACAGGCTGCATTAGGTGAACGTGGTACGTTATTGTCTCAGGGTACTGCAGCACTACAACCTGCTGTCCAACTAGGCCAATTTGGTTCGCAAGCAGCACAACAACAGTTTGCTAATGATCTTGCTAGACAGCAATACCTTACAGGTCTACAGACACAAGGTCTACAGAATGAGATTGCACTACGTACTCAAGCTGGTAACTTAGCTGCTCAGGGTATCGGTGCTTATGGTGATCTACAACGTCAAGGGTTACTAAGTCAAGCACAACTTGAACAAGCTGGTTTAGGTGTATCTCAACAAGGTCTTACAAACAGGGCTAATATCCTTGGACAAGGTATTTCATCACAGGCTGGGTTAGTAGGTAGAGGTATTGGAGCTGCTGAGCAAGGCTTAGCTGGTAGTGTTGCTTTACAGCGTCAAGGTGTACAGGATCTGTTAGCAAGACAATTAGCAGCCACTGCAGCAAGATCTGGAGCTAATCAGCAACTAACACAGTCTTTGTTCGGTGGTACTGGCGGTGGTGTTGGTGGTGTTCTTGGGAATGCTTTAGGAGGACTGTTTAACACCAATGCTGCTGGTGGCCTAAACTCCATAGGTTTTGGTACAGGGTCAGGCTACGGTAATCAAGATATTGGTCTGTTTATCTAAGGAACAATAATGGCACAGCAACAAATAAGTTTATTTGGTCCTAGCTTGGCACAGGCTCAGGCTGGACTGATGCAAGAAGATGAAGCTATTACTTCAAGACTTGCTCAGTTAACACCTGAGCAGCAGCTAACACGAGTAGCTCTACAAGGTGGGAGACAGGCTGGTAGAGCATTAGGTGGATTGTTCGGTATCGAAGATCCTCGGCTCAAAGAAGCTGCACAGCAAGAAGCTATCTTTAAAGAACTAAAGGATAGTGGCGTAGACTTTAAAGACCCTGAGAAGCTCTACAGTGCTCTTATTGAGTCTTATCAAGCTAGAGGTATGGTTGACAAAGCTATCGTCACTGCTGCAAAGCTTGAGGATATTAAAGCTACGAAGCTGAAGTCTGAAGCAGAGCTTGGTCTTAAAGGTGCTCAGGAAGAGAAAGCACGTGCTGAAGCAGCTAAAGCACGAAGAGAACAGATTAGCTCTCCTTTTGGTAAAGTTGATCCTGATAAGTTTACTCCAGAAAGTCTTAATAAATTTCAACAAACAGGAAACTACCAAGACTTAGTTCCTGTTGATCCAACAAAGTACACAGATCCTTATATGTCAACAGGAGCTGATGGTAAACCTATTCTTGTTCAAAGAAACTTAAAAACCAATCAAGTTGAACCTGTAGACAAAGCTTCTAAAGTTAGTGTCAGTGCTACTGCAATGTCTAAACAAGCTGAAGATATTAGTAAGACTAAGGTTAAACGACTAGATGACTTTGAGAACGCAGCAGTAGCTGCTGATTCAGTGATTGAGAATGTAAACGCTATTAGCAGTGTACTTAACAACGCATTCACTGGTGTAGGTTCTGGTGTGGCTCTTAAGGCAGGTCAGATTGCTAATGCTCTTGGTGTACAAGTCACAGGTACAACTGAATCTGAACAATTAAACCAATTGTTAGCTAAGTTGGCTCAAGGACAAGCTAGAACACTTCCTGGTTCTTTGTCAGAAAAGGAATTGATGTTCTTAAGAGAAGCGATCGGTACTGGTGGAATGACAAAGCAAACACTACAGGCTATGCTTCGACGTATGCGTGAAGATGCTATTGCTGATAAAGAAGCCTATAAAGATGCTTTTAAGTTTCAACAAAGAGGCGGTAATCTTAATGACTACGACTTTGCTGAATCACGAACAAAAGCTAGGACTACTGCAAAAAGGATATCTGATTTACTAGAAAAAGCAACCCCAGAGCAACGCAGACAACTAGGATACTAATATGGCAACAGGTCTTTCACCAGCAGAATTAGAAGAGCTTAAGGGTCTTCTAGGTACTCAAGGTCAACAAGCACCTCAGCCAACATCAGTCATGGAAGGTGCTACACAACCAGGGAAGACATTTGGTGATATTGCTCTAGAGGCTTTACCTGATGTAGCTGGACTCGCTGGCGGTGTTATTGGAGCAGCTACGACACGTTCTCCAGCAGGTATGACAGCAGGCAGGGCATTGGCTCAGCAGGCTGTTAGAGGTGTTATTGGTTCGGGTGTAGGAGCAGCTACAGGAACAGCTTTAGAGGCTGGTATTAAGTCTGCAATGGGTATGCCACAGCCTTTAACAAAGACAGCAGCAGACATGTTATCTAACTCTGTCACTAACATGGCTTTGGATGCTGCAGGTAACGTTGTCTTTAACATGCTTGGTAAAACTTTCCGTGTTACTAAGGATGCAATGACTAAGGCTGGTGTACTTCCTCCTATGGATGCTTCAGCTCAAGAGTCTAAGAGGGTTGCTCAAGAGTTACTGCAGAAGTATGGTGGTACGTTAACAGAATATCAAATTACTGGGTCTACAGGCGCTAAAGTCAGAGAAGCAGTAGCTCGTAGTGGTTTGTCAGGACAAAGTACCTTTGATAAATTAGCTGAGACAAACCTCAATGCTTTAAGACAAGAAAGAGATACGATCTTAGAAAGCGTAGCATCCGATGCTTTACCTGCTTTACAGGCTGGTCAAGGTGTTAGAGATGTTGTACAGTCAGCTAACACAAGATTGTCAGAACTTGTTCAGCCTTTCTACGAGCAAGAACTTCCTGCAAGAGGTTTTAACGTAGGTGTCAACCTTGCTCCTATAAAGTCTAAAGCTTTTGAATCATTAAAAAGAGCTGAGAAACTTACCGAGACAGGCGATGCTGCTACCGTGTATGGTCCTGATGTTGCTAGAGTATTAAACGACATTAGTAATATATCGGCAGACGTATCCTTTGCAGAAGCACATCAATTAAGGTCTATTCTAAACAATCGTCTACGTGATCTTAAAGTAGAAGTAGGTAAGAATAGTCCTGTAGTTGCTGAACTATCCAAAGCAACCAAAGCCATTGATGATGCTATGGACACAGCAGCAAAGCAAATGGATCCTGATTTGTTAGCTCGTTACCGTGGTACACAGCAGTTCTACAGAGAATCTTTAGAAAAACTATTTCCTGATACTGTACTTAAGATTCTTGTTAAAGAGCCAGAAAGGATTGGTGAAGCAATCTTTAGATCAGGTAATCAATCTGAGATTAGGGCTATCAAGGATGCTTTAGCACAGGCTAAGAAGATTGATCCTACTTTAGATAGCACTGCTTTACAACAAGCTCTTAACAGAGGTTATGTAGAGTCTTTCTTAGGCGAACAAGGTGCTGAGAACACGCTTAAGGAGTTTGTTGCTATAGGTGATAAACTCAGAAAAGACCCTAAGTTTAAGCGTACCTTTGAAGAAGCTCTAAGCCCTGAAGCACAGAACAGTATCAAAGCACTTAGTTCTACAGCAAACATTAGCTCTAAAACACCAGGATCAGGGTTATCTTTGTTTGTTGCAGGTAAGCAAGCTGATGCAGTATCTTCATTCGCAGCTCTTGCAGGCACTGGAGTTGCCTTTGCTCAGGATCCTTTACTAGGTGCTGCTGTTGGTGCTGGTGTTCTTATCACTCCAAAGATCTTAGCAAAGATTGCTACCAACCCTAAAGCAGCTAGTCAGTTAGCTGGTGTTGAGAAAGAGATTAGTAAGGTTGGTATGACAGGAGCTGCTGCAGCTAAACTACTAAAGATATACAATGATGCTAAGGTAACTACGTCTGACTTTGGTGAAGCACAGCCTGCAACACAAGATCAGCCACCTCAGGGATTATCTCCTCAAGAGATGGAAGAGATGCAGAGGCTTCTTAATCCTCAACCAGTTAGACCACAACCACAGAAACAGTCTAGCCTTGTTCGTGATATCATGGGAGATTTCATGAATGTTTGAACTCATTGGTGCTCTTATCGGTGGTGTATTCAGGCTAGCCCCTGAAGTACTGAAGATCTTAGATCGTAAGTTTGAAAGAGAACATGAGCTAAAGAAGTTAGACGTTGAAGTCTCTATTGCTAAGATGCAAGCAGAGTTTGCTCTGCAGCAGGGACATCAGCGTCTACAAGAGCATGAATTAGATGCTATCGGTGAAGCATTCAAACAACAAGCAGAGTCTGATGGTAAGGCTTGGAAGTGGGTAGCATCGCTGTCAGCACTAGTTAGACCTGCAGTGACCTACTGGTTTGTAGGTTTTTATTCCATCGTCAAAGCTGCTGGACTCTACCTAGCTTTCCTTCAGAATGGTTCATGGACATCAGTGCTTATGTCAGGATGGACAGACTTTGATGAAGGTATGCTGTCATTGATCTTAACCTTTTGGTTCGTTGGTAGAGTATGGGAATCAAAGAAGTAATCTCAATCGCTGAACCATTGATTAAGAGATTCGAAGGATGGAGAAGTAAACCTTATCTCTGTAGTGCTAACGTACCCACCATAGG